GCCAAACGATACCCACACCAGTACGCACCCGTAAACATGAAGTGAACGATATTTGGTTGTGTAGGCATTACAATTCTTCCTCTTTCCAAACCTTCCAGGGTTCGATAATGTTGACGAGTCCACGAGTTACACGTCGAGGGGCTTCCGGCAAATCCAACTTTAAGAGGCTGGCCGGTGCTTTCGAGCGTTGGAATAGAGACGCCTGTTTAGGTATGCCCGGCCACCTTACATCCGATAGCGGAAATTTGTGGACAAGTCTATCAGCAGGCATTACGCAGTTCTCCGAGATGGATAGGGTTTACCCTGCATGTCAATATAGTACTCAGCCATCTGAGCGTGAAACTCGGCCCACTGCATGTCTTCAACGATGTCCTGCCCTGCGCCTTTGTGTCCAGAGAATTGGAACAGCTCTGAGGCCGCTTTGTGGACGAGATACATCTCGGGAACAGTGGTGTAATAATTGATGTACCACCTCACATTCGTCTTCGTCTCCGCAAACTTCCCATACACTTCGAGCGTGGTGTTGGTTGGAACTCTCTTGATAATCCAATACTTCTTGTCGGCATCGTCTGCGCCGTCCCATAACCACAAAACGTCATCAGTCTTGATGCCAAGTGTCGAGAAGTTTATCTGGTCATCCGCAGCATCGAATGTACTACTTCCCGCAGTCGTTTTTCCTGCCTGACCGTTTGGGTTTTTAGTGTTAAACTCCCAGGGCGCACATACACCGACGAGTCGTATGTTTTGACCTTGATAATCTTTGAAGGACTCCTGAATATAGAGGATGTCTCCGTCCACGTGCCACTTACGCACCAACCACCAGGGACGGTCAGAAATTTGAGGCTCGAAATAAACGGCAATCACGTCATCGAGACCTCCAGGAAGCAGGTAAGCGAATACGTCGTAATCGTAGGTAGTAAGTGGGTAGACATCTATAATTTCCCACCAACGCGGCCAGGCTGCTTGAATGGCGATATTGACGGCCTCTTCCTTTTCAGATGTGGCCCACCGAGCTCCAGCAACGTCGTCCAACTTCTGACTAAGCCGAGTTACTATTTCGGATAAGGTTCGTTTTCTGCTCTGCATTTAACGCCTCGGTTAATCGTAATAGAAAACGATGACTTCTGCACCACCAGCAGACGTAATGTCCAGGTAAATGTCAACACTGAACACAACGCCAGGGAATGGGAAAGGACGAAATACGGGGTTAGCCGCATTAGCGGGAACGGTCTCCTTGATGAGAGTAGTTCCACCACTGCCGTTCCTCAATTCCACAGTCAGCGCGTTTGAGCCACCAGAGTAAGCATAGAAGCCCACCACAGCTCCTGGCTGTCCAGCGACAGTAATCTGCCCGTCAGCAGTCTTGACACCGGAGCTCTTGTAAGGAGTCCACACTTGATAATCCTTTGGGTTAAAATTCTTAGCCATGTTTCACCTTCTTACGCGGGTTTCGGTGACGCGATGAGCAAATCAATCATGCACACACCGCCACCAGTACTTATGTCGGCTCCGAGGCCGGTTCCACATTTCCAGCCATTCCGCCAACGCAACTCAAAAACTTCGCCCTTTTTGTTAAAGGTAAGAGTGTATTGATTGACACTGCCATCGTTAGCGGCGTCAGATAGATTGAAGACAGCCGTCCCACCTACACCTACATCCAAACACCGAACTACGATGCGGTAGACAACACAAGCACCATTTCGTAGACGAATACCAGTCGTATTGACCAGTCTATCAGCAGCCTTCGGAGGCTGCAACGAATCTTTATTTGTCCAAGCCATTTTTCCTCCACTTATATACCGCAGGGTTGCGGTCTAATGTTATAGTTGTCTGAGGGTTGCCCTATGCTCGTCGAGGTGCTTACGATAATCTTCCACCGTTTCGAGTCTGGCCCCGCAAACACCACAACCAAACTGGTAATGCGGTGACTTCTCGAAGTACTCAATCAGCTTATCGTAAGAGTCGAGCCACTCGTGGACGACTTTCCCTTCGATGTACTCTTCGTACCACTCTCTAGTCAACAGTATGCAAGACAGAGGTTTTCCTGCCCCCAGCTCACCAACAGGAATCGCGTCCCAGGGAGTGAATTGAATGAACAAGCGTGAACCGGGTGTCGTTGCACGCGGCCCAATCTCCAAACGTGAGGTTTGACCCTCCGTTACGATTAGAATGGGCACACTCAAAATAATAGTATCGTCCGTCATTTTTCTAGGCATCTCCTTCTCCTTGTTTGGTGTAGGAGGCTACCGACGGGTAGCCTCCCGCCACCCTCATTATTAGTTGAACTACACCGCTGGGAAAGGCGTCCACTCTACGATTAGAGTGGGGCCGACGGTAGCAGGTGCGGTAGAAGTAGTGAAGTCGGTCTCAGTCCGCTCAACACCGATGACACAACTATCCTCGACGATGTAACCATCGGCTTTAAAGTCGTGAAGAATGTCATCAGCCAAAGCAGCAGTGTTCTCGATTTCCGAACCAACCTTAGTCGTGCCAGCACCGGCGGTTCCCCGGTCGTACAACTCGAACTTGACTTTGCTCACAGAACCAGAAGCCTGTATAGCAACGTCAGCACCGAGCACCAGGTAAGCCTTCAATACGATGGCACGAATCAAAGGAACCCAAAAGCCTACGGCTTCAGAAACCTCGGTAGCACCACCAGCACCAGACTTGAGACCAGTAGCGTCAACACGAGCATCCCACTTGCGGCGGAATTCCATTATGCGCAAATCGGTCATTTTTATCTCCCCGTTTGTTTGAGGGGTTGGTCTCCCCTATGTTGATTTTTGAGGGGGCGGGTTTACCGCCCCCAAGAGTTTACCCTATACAGAACCTATTACGTGGTCGTCGAGAAGCCGTAAATCCAGGGCATCGTCTGTGCGTTCTTAACACGCCAACCATACTCACCCAATATACGACGAGCGATGTGGTCTTTCCCCGGCAGAGTAGCATCCATCTCGGACAGAACACGAGAACCGAGGACAACGCTATCAATGTATTGAGGATTGACGAAGTACAGTTCACCGGGTTTAACCAGGTGGTCGAGCAAAAAGTCAACCGTACCGAAGTCGGTCTCGATAGTGTCAATCCTGGCCCCACCCACGCGCTCCGCACGACCGGTCTGAATTAGCCCACGATACCAGCCCGTCATCTTCCGCTTTACCCAGGAGTTACCGACCATGAGAGACGGCACTTCATCCTGTCCACAAGCGTTGAAGACAACTTCCAACTCGTCAATGATGTCAGATTCCTCCAGAGTGGCACCAGCTTTATTAGTACCACCGCCGAGGAACTGAGCCATACCACCGGACACACGAGGCACATTGTTACTCGTAGCCTCACCGCGCTTCAGATACCACAAACCACGCTCCATCTTCATATACAGCTCACGAAGACGCTTATCCATCCGGTAGTCCAGCTTAGCGAGACCAGTAATACCGTACTCGTTCATTTCAACTTCGGAGCCAAAGATTTCGACATCCTCGCTAAAAATCTGAGTAAAGTTATACAGTTGGCTAGTAACAACCTGACGAGCAACACCAGGGCTGGAACCTTCGACGTTAGCATTACCGAGGATATACAGAGTCTTGGCAGTCACCGAACCGTTGTGGCCAGCAGGAGTCGTACCGCACATCCCACCCTTAACAGTCAGGTCATTACCAGCGACAGCGATAACCCAGAAGATTTCCGAGTCCACCAGGAACAAGTCACCAGGGCGGAAGTGCCCACCGTTAGCAACGGTGTACTTCGTCCCACCAGCCGCATAGTTCATCGAACTGGTATCGGTAACGGGAATCAACTCGTCGTACTGCCATTCATACTTCGTATTATCCACAGCACCACCAGACCCAAGACCAATCATCCGAAGGAACGGATATTCCACTTATACTTATCCTTACTATTCGGATAAGGTTAGACTGTCGCTTCTCTCATACTCCAGAGTTGTCTCGCTCAGTCGTTGCGGGTGGTATAAGGATGGACGTTGAGGTTGTTTCAACTCCCTCATTTGGTCGTGAAACCACATCAATTTTATACGTGCTTCGTCCGAGAAGTTGCCAATTGGAGAGCCTGAACATAACGTGTATCTTTCGGCTCGCTGACGGTAAAGCTCAAATCGAATTGCGAGCCGAGCCTGGTCTCGTTTGATTCTTAAGAACGGCTCAATCTTCTTTAATAACTCAAGAGCCTTTGGCCCGTAACGATACCAACACCAGGCGTCTTCATCCTTGCGCTGCATAGCTCTTCCTCCAAAAAAACCTGCCAGGAAGTCTATGGCACGCCTATCAGCTTGTTGAATAGATACTTTTAATATGCAACCACCACCAGTTTTTTGGTTCTTGTTATTGCGATAGATACCGATAGTTCCGTCAGCATCTATCAAACCAGCAGCGTATGCATAATAAGCGTATTTATGGTACTTCATCCTTACCCTTCCCTCGGGTGGGCGGTTTCAGCCTTTCCCGAAATCAGAGACAAACCGACGAATTTTTCATCGTTCACAATCAGGTCAAGGCGGTCGTCCAACAGACGAACAACCTGTTGCGTACCAGTGTAAGTAGATTCTGGCCCAATCTTTATAGTAGCCATTTTATTTTACTTTAGTTTTAGATTTTGGTCACACGCTTTGGCCCACTTACTGCTTCTCCACCAATCAAACGAATCGAACTCAGGGCGTTAGCTACTGTTGCCCAATCCCGTATTTGGGAAGCGGGATACCCGTACCTGGCTAGAACCTCACGAGACTTTCGGAGGGCAGCGGCCCCTTCCGGGGTTTCCTTCCAAACTCGTTCCATTCTTGCTTTTGACAGGTACTTATCAACTTCTGCTAAATCACCTTCGCTTGTTGGAGGAGGCGTAGTAGGCAAGCGTGCAGTGGTTAATCCAACCGTCGCATCCAAGGCCTTTCGCTCCCTTTCTTTCCTCACTTCCTCCCCACTTTCTTGTCTGATGAGTTGAGGAAGGTCGGCAGTTGCAAACTCATGTTCGAGTGCAGCTAGATGGTTTCTGTTTTCCGCAGTGAGGAACTTCTCCTCAGCGGCTTTCTGAACTTCAGGCCCCCACACTCCGTATTTAGCAACCGCTAATTGCCGGGCGAAGTTGCGGAGATTGACCTGTGCCTGAGATTCCGAAGCTGTGCTCTCGGCTAGCTGCCTGCGGCTAACCTCTACCGTCAATTGCTGTTGGAGTTCCAGTAACTTCCCCTCCAACTCTAATCGTTGTTTGCGTTCGGCAGCGATTTCCTTGTCTTTTATAGACCGCAGAGCATCCAAATCTGTAGTTGGGACAAGTTGTGGAGCCAACACACTTACTGTATCGCTTCCCGGCGGCGTCTGTATATCCAAACTCTCGGGGGACTCGTCAGTTTCTACTGTTTGAACTTCTGGTTTTGTCATTCTACCTCCTATCGTTTCATCCGCCATCGTGCTTGCTGAGTAACACGAGGGCCAGCACCCGATACTCTCGGGATGTCTACTCGTGGCGGACGAGGAGTCTTAAACGTACTCGTCCCCATCTGTAGCCACAACATCTTGATATAACTCAACCACTCGTCGAAACTCATCTCAGTCCCGGAAGCTTCCCAAATAGTCTTGAGATGAGTACGAGTTGCGGCTGAGAGTTGTTTACGACCCGACCAATACTCGAATAATTCAGCCATTGCAAGAGGCCCAGCCGACGCCACAAATGCCTTCCAGGATATTCCAGAAGCAGGCGTCCCCCTTACCATTCGACTACCAGCACCGCCACCACCACCGGCGGCTGCGCCACCAGCCTGAACACTGTCACGAGGCACCCAATCCGGGTCGTAGTATTTCCTGAAGATTGGATGCGTCGCTTTGAATTCGTTTTGAGCATTGAACAACCCCAACAACTGCGGATACTGCTCCAGGAACGCCCTGCGCTGACCCGTCGGAAGCGAGAAGTAAATCTCCCGGAGATGCTCTAACTCCGGTGTGACTAGAGCATAATACTGTTCCGCTTCTGCCCGAGCCTGGGCATATTCTCGTGGGTCTCCGATGTCATGTTTTGGAAGTTCTTCTATCAACAACACCAATGCATCTCGATAGGCATCTTCTATCACGTAACTTCGGGACACCTTGTCTAGTATCGCAGAAACCAAAGGATGGTCTTTCGCCCACGCTCCGAGTTGTCCAGGTGGAACGTTAGCATACCAGAATTGCCAGAACCGGCGCGAAGGGGAGTTAGGCGGAAACCACTTCTCCACGAGCGGGTGATTCCAAAGGTCGGTCTCTCCTTCAAATGCACGTTGAACCATCGCGTAAGCCGTCTGATATTCCAGTTCCTCCCCAGGGGTGGGAAGTTCTATCTTATCAATCGGCTCCCCTGCACGCAACTTCTTCCGGGCATCTTCGAGAGCCTCTTGCGCTGAGGCCCGAACATCTGCCTCAGTCGTCTCCCTAACTTCTCGTGCTGCGGGCGCAAACTCGTATCGCTCCTTCTCTTCTGGCTCAGGTGGTATCCACTCCATCCCACCCATCCTCTCATCCCACTCTTCTTGAGTAAACCGTCTGGCTGCCCACAACATCTCCGATTCAGACATCGGCGTTGGGCCTGTACCGAAGGGTTCGCGTCGCCCCTCAGGAACAAGACTGTGCCAATCCTCTGGCAACAGGTTGAACCACAACGCCAGCTCGTAGTCAGAGATTTCGTGGTAATTACCAGCCAGAAATATCTCGGAAAAGCGGGGGCCAAGAATTTCCTTGGCCCGTGTGCGGGCCAAACTTCTTTCAGGAAGGGTCGTCCAGAATCGCCAAAGCTCGCTCACCACCATCTCACGGTCAGTTCCCTTGATATACACGAATTCAGAAACTGTAAACTTGCCGATACTCTTAGCAATGTCCATCACCTCAAACATCTTTTCGTTGTCCCAATCCGGGTGAAGAACCCGGATGTTAGCGAGGAACAATTCTGACGTTGGGTCTAACTCGGTATTCAAGATTCCATCCCGCCAGGTAGTGTAATCATCAAGAGCCTTATCCAGCTCTGGATGAACCTTCCTGTAATTTACGTTAGCGGGGAACTCCATTTCCAGGTAAGCAGCATACAAATCCTGTACCTCATAAGGAGTGTTTTCCTCCCACCAATTCGTATAGTACAAATCCCAGGCTTGCGCAGCCTGGTTGTTGAGTTCCCGATAAACTGCATCAACAGGCAAATCGTTGCGAACCAATGTTTGTCGGGCCTCTAATTGAGTGAACAGACGTGGTTCCATCTCCTGACGGACTTCCATCGCTACCTCTAGTACAGTCTCAGGAAGGTCTTCCAACATCTTCTGCTTCCCATCAGGGTCGGCCTCGTACCACTTCTCCATCCACTTACGCATGGCCTGGGCCTTCGGCCCATCGCGCCAATGAATGTACTGGCGACGATTATCGGCCAGAAACTCAAAGTAGTTGGTCAACTCGTCGCCATACTCCTGATTTAACTCCGTTCGCCGATTCCGAAAGTCCATGATAGTTCGGTAATGCTCAGGAGTTCCAGGTATAAACTGGCCCAAGTAATACTGACGCTCGCGCTCAAGCTGACCTCGCTTCCCATAGTATTCATTAACACGATTGTTCAGTGCAATCCAACTATCCCAATCCTCCTCCGTCATCTTCCCCGATGCAACGTCCCAATAACGGTAGGCTAACTGTCTAAACCTGTAATCGGGATATACAGCGTAGAATTCTTGTAGTGCGTAACGGTCGCCAGCCTCGTATCTTTTGTAAGCCTCATCGTATATCAGACCCATCCCCCGCAGCACTCGCTCCTCGGATGGATAAATCTTGATAGGAGCGTAGATTGACCATCTGAGAAATGCGGGAACAGCAGTTTGCTCAGCCGCCAAACGAATGGCAGTCTCCCAGGCTGGGCCACTCCGGGTTGCAAAAGCCTCAGTCGCCTCTTCACTGGTAATTTCGCCTGTTCCAGCAAGACCCGCCAACCGTTGATAACGCCAATACTCCTCGTTAGGACTTACTCTTCCGAGACCTAAACCAAGTACGTCGCTGATGAATCCCTCAGGGTTCCACCCTTCGGGTGGAACTTCAATCCCCATTCGGTTAAGAAGAGGCTCAAGGAAGATACTTCCGCCCCGAATACCCCGCGTACCAGACCAATACCCCGTATGCACAACCATCGAAGCCTCAGGGATGTAACGTTGTATCTTTTCTGCAAGCCAGGGCTGGTTTTCCTCGGCCCAGGGCAGTATGCGGTTAGCCAGGATTGCCAACGAGTCAAATACGATAGGCGACGTAGACCACATGTTCTGGAAGAATATATACTCACGTCCACGAGCAATGTCCTGGTAAGTATCCGGAAGCCAGACATCTCCCCATACAGGCATAGTTTCCAGTGGTATTAGAATTCGTTGAGGCTGGATGTAATATTCTGTATCTGCCGTCCACTCCTGACCAGTAAAGAAGTTGACCATTCCCCCAATCCCAAGAGGCATCCATCCTCGCAACCTCTCTGGCATCAGGGGGTCTTTCTCGGCCTGGTCTTCCATCAACCGCCGACTGGTATTAAGCCAGGACAGGTAGTGTGGATTATCTATAAAGTACTTCAACCAGTTCCACGTACTATGAACCGGCCAGAACTCGAAGGGTATGACTACACTAGCCAGGGCATCGAATATCGTTTTATCGCCATAGTCGAGAATTGCATAGTCCCTGTCCCACAAAGCCTGTCTCATAGTGGCATACTGCGCCAACTCTATGTCCTTACGGACAGTCGTATTAAGCCAGTCCATTACTCTCTCCCACAAAGCAGGAGGAACAGACATCGAAGGGTCTAAATCCCGAAACGAACGAGTGTCAAGCTTATCAATCGCAGATTTGAGTGGGTCGGCATAACGCCGATAGATGTCGTAAATGGAAGGTAGTGTATCCGGCAATCGGTCAATCTCCCAGGAAGAGTTTGCCCAATCCGTCCAATTCTGAGCGTCAAGTTTGTACCAGACGTACTGTTTAGCTAAATTCACAGCGTGTTGGAGTTCGTCGTAGTCATCAGCCGCAGCCCCCGGATGCGCGGTTATCCAGGCTTTCATCTTTTTGACAACTTCCACTACTTCGACCGGATTATAGCTGGGAGTATCCCGCACCGCTCCTACTTCAGGAATAGTATTTACGAGCTGTTGACGAGCACGAGGCATTAGTGTTTTGTATATATCCCAAAACGTATCCCGCGCAAGTGTCGGAGTTATCTCATCCAGATTACTGAGATACTCCGCCATTTGAACTGTCGAATCCTTCCCCGCCTCTTGTAGTAATTCCCAATCACTAACCTGCGGGTAATACTTCGCCATGAATGGATACGTGGTAGTCAGATACTCCCACAATTCCGCAGGAGTGCCGCCCCGTCTTATCAGGTCATATACTGCATCATCCATTGGGTCGAGCATATCATAAACATCCGTCCCATAGGTGTCTGCAATCCGACGCAACAAGTCGAAATCGTGAGCCCTATCACCCGCACCCAACATCTCGCTCACCAGAGGGTTGTCTGCAAACCGATGAGTAATCGGTTCCATTGCCCTGAAAGTTTCCGCAGAACGATGAGCCCACCCTACAGCCTTCAAGTCGTTGATGTGTTTGGCCTTCGCAACAGATGTAATTCCCTCTTGAATCATATCCCGCAACTCACTGATAACGTCGGCCCGAGCTGCTTCACTCTTAACGTCGCCCAACTTTGCAATCTGAGCCATAATGTCGGGGTGCTGCGTTATTGCCGCCCGCTCATCCTTAGTTAGCTGTTGCAAGTACCATCCAATAGATTTAACCTGACCGAGTTCAACAGCTCCTTCAACAATAGTACGATGAATTCGACTTGCTTCGGCCAAAACCTCATCGTAATTCCACTTCCCAACAAGCATGGCCTGGACTGCCTCAGCGATAGCCGGATTGTGCTGCATCAACTGAACTTTTAGCTCATACGGTAACTCCGATGGCATATCATTCCAGTTTTGTGCCCATCGTGTTACATAGGACTGGTAAATAGCCAAGGCCGACATGTTAGCCTCGTTCTCACCAGCCGCCTCAAGGAACGGCCCCGGAGAAATGAGTTTCTTCAGTCTTGTCCAGATACTGGCAACTTCAGCTGTAGCCTCTGGAGTAAGGTCTATACCCAACTCAGCAGGAGTAGCCGAGAATCCAGTTGCCATTCTTTGGGGCACCGCCCCTACCTGGTCAGCAAAGAAACTCTCAATCCCTCGACGCCCAAACCCAATATGCTCCCCAATACTCGATTCCGCTGGAAGCCGCCTCCATCCGCATCGAGTAAAGATATTTCGCGTGTTGTCCCAAATGTTGCCAATCCAGTACATTGGGTTCCAACCCAGGAATAGAGGAGATAAAATTTGCTTTTGTTTAGCAGAAATAGTTTGAGCGTACCGGGTAAAGTCGTCAGCAGCCTTGCCCCAATGGGTGTTTCGTATTAAGGCCTTCTCTTTTGCTCTGGCAACCTCGGCTACATTATGAACGACTGTGTGTAGCATGTCCTTGCTATCTGTAGCCTTGTCAACGCCCTTGAGAACGTCTCCTGTATCCATTCCCTCAAGAACGCGCTTGACTAGCTGTCCATCCACACTATCGTAAGCCGGGTCGTCAACGAACTTCTTCAACAACCCTGGAATCTCACCAGGGTCTTCTGTCTTACCAGCAAGATACACCGTCAGGCGGTCGTGGACAATTTCTCCGACCTTCCTTACCTTCGCCATAGGTGTCTTGTACCAGGGAGTAACCTCACTCGCAGCACGATAGAAGTCTAACTTCTCTTCTAAAGGAACAGTTGCCCGCTCTGCAACCAGCCTCGTAGAACGATTTTGGAGAGGGTTCCAACCCATCCACTTCGTTATGTTCAGAGGGTCAAGAACAACACCATAAGCCAACTCTTTTACGAGGTTTTGCTCTTGCCTGAGAATCCTATCAACGTCGTCTTTAGTCTGAGCCTCTTCCATTAACCGGGTGTGAGTTTTCTTGAAAAACTCAAAGTCCTCCGGCGGTACTGTCGTTCCTATAGCCCACGAAAAGGATATTCTATCCACCTCACGAGCCATTAACTCTGCCTTGTCCCGCAATTCCGGGTCTTCCCCATACTCCGCATCAAGCCAGGCATTGATGTTCTCAAACTCTGGCTGAACGAGCGTCGGAAGCTGTACTCCCTTCGTTCCATAGACCCATATCAAATCGAGTAAGTCAGGAAGCTCCTCAGCAGTCTCAGTCGTTTCCAGATACTCCATCACACCTCTCGTTATCTCTTCCTGAGTAGGCGTAATGGACGCATTTCGCTTAACGTTACCAATCAGTCGAGCAAGCATGTACTGCGGAGTATTCCAGGCAGGGCCAAGTACCTTCAACAGTCCGAGGTTAGCCACTCCCATCAACGCATGTTTGATGGGCTCCGTAACTTTTCGCCAGCCCGTCTTTTCGGCCCATTGCGTTGCCGCAGTCTCGTGAGAATCTATGTACGCAGCCTCCCACTCATCCGCCCACTTACCAAGTCCGTAAACCATCTCCTCATAAGCCCACAACTGCCAATCAGTAACTTTCTGAGCATCGAACAAGTCGTATTCTTTTGGAGGTTGATAAGTAGGCAAAAGCCCAGGATACTGCTCAGGCATAGGAATCATCCCCATTGGTGCCTTTTGCGCCTCAATCCCGCGTTGATACTCCCACCACTTGAGAGGAATTCCCCGTTGCTGGGCTTCAACCGCCGCCCTTTCACGGCTGAGGTAATCTTCCCAACCCTTACGAATCAAGGGAAGATAAGGACGCGGTTCTTCTTTCGGCTCCTTCTGCTCTTGCTGACGAAGCCAGTAAAGATAAACGTTTTCAGAAACCATAATTAGATGTATTCAGGGTGAGGTAACATGGGAACGCCACCACCTCGATACCAACCCGTCTCGGGTGCATACCGAAGACCAACGTAAGGCTGACGCTGGAAGAAAGGAAGTCCTAACAACATTTCCAGAAAACTATTCCAGGCAGCTGCGTAAGATTGGGCTGTCTCCATGTACTCCAATGTATCCAAATCTTCGGGCGAGGGAAGAGGAAGCCCTGCCTCAGTCAATTCCGGTACAGGAATCGCATATTGAGGGTTTAAGGTTATCAACTCTTCCAGGTACCGCCCAAAATCCTTCAGGTAAGCCGGATATTGCCATTGCTGAGGAAATTGAAGATGTTCGAGAATGTCCCGTAACGTAAATCTGGGAGCTGGCAACTCTCCAACCCCACCAGCACCTGCCCCGGCACCAGCACCACCGACTCCACCAGGCACAAACGGCTGTAACTGTGGTAGTTCCGGCATCTGGAAGCCAAAATACTGAGCCACCCATTCAGGCCGATTTTGACTTGCCCAGGTCAAGTACTCAGTAATAGCCCGAGTGTAAAACGTTTCATAAGGCTGAATCTGCGTTGCCCAGGGCATTACGTCTGTTAGCGGCCTCGTCGTAGCTGCTGGAGCCGCAGGAGCCGCAGCCTTCTGCTGCTGGGCTAACCATTTTCTGTACGCCTCGTAGAATATAGGTTCGGTAGGTACAGTAGGAGTTGATTTTACTCCACCACCGGGTTCTTTAGCCATATTGTTTTCTTAACCAACATTTAATCTGAGATTGAATGTATTCTTGAACTTCAGCGTTCCCCCACCTCTGTTGGAGTTCCACCAAATCTTCGGGCGTCATGTTCAAGAACCGCTCCAACTGCTCCTCTGCGCTCAACAAGTAAACAGAGTCCGCAGACGGTTGAAATGCCGCCCGTACATGTTGACGTTGATGCGCCAGTTTATCCGCCGTCTTTTCAACGACACGAGGAACGCTGAGTCTTCGCATTACACACCCTGCATCGCTCCGAGTGTAGGAGGCAGCCCCGCTGCTTCCACAGGATGTTGAGTCGGTCTGCCACCAGCACCCTCGGCACTAAGTTGAGCAAGTCTACGAATCATATCGGGGCCAGTCGGAGTACCCCTCCCTTGCATACTCCAGGGAGTTTGCTGAGGTGCCATTTCTCCACCACCAAATCCTGGAATCGCCCCCTGCATGGGAGCTTCAGCCCCGCCACCCATCATCTGCTCAGGAAGTCTCACTCCGGCTTCCCGCGCAACATCTTGCGCCAAAGCAAACTGAATCTCGGGCATACTCAGCAACGTCTCGATGAGGATTTGGTCTTCCTCATCCTCCAACGATTGAGATACCAGGTCTCGAAGCGTCTGCTGAATCACGTCCCGGACAGTCCTGCTAGAAAGAACGTTGGTCTGTCTCAATGCAGTTAGCATAGCTGTCGTAGCCGCTTCATCTGTCGGGAGACTTGCCGATAGCTTAACCTGGTTGCGATAATAGCCGCCAATGATAGTTGGGTCTAGCGACACTTCAATTGGAGCTCCAATCGAAGACCGTCCCCACAAGTACACAGGCTTAGCTACGTAGTTCTCGACGGTGCGAAGGATAATCTCATTGAGACGCTCCAGACCCTCTTCGATACACTCCTGTTTGTAAGCAATCTTCATCAAGACAGGAGTCCGCAACAGGTTCATAGCAATACCAGACAACCTTCCCATCGTAAGCTGCCCCATAACGTGGCGAGGTAATCCAGCCTGTTCGATTTGGGCAATAACCTCATTAAGTTGAATGTCTACGCTAGGAGACACGCCGGGCGGTAGTAAGAACCCGGCATCTTCACCTATCTCAAGAGGAAGCTGACCGCCATAAGGCTGAGGAACGTCAAACCCCCGCCCTTCCGCAGTCTTAGTTACCAACGTCGGGTCGGCGTATCGAGCAATGATAGTAGCCTTCTGTGAAAGTAGTTGACAGGCATAACGTATAATCCCCTCTAGTGGGAACAACACACTGATTCCAATTCGCTCCCCCCTATCGCGGAAGGGAAGTTCGGTTCCATGCCAGACCACGAACGGAATCTTCCCAAAGTCGTGCTTCGTGGGCGGCAATAGCCAATCTCCCGTCCTAAGCTGAGGCTCCTCCGCCTCTTCTACGATAGGGATTATCATAAATGCATGGACGGTGTCATCCCAATACTCTAACACCTTCACCCGGTCGGTGTCGTCGAAGTCCGCCAATACAGCCTCCGCTGATTTGACCGCCCTCGTGCGTCTATCCTTCCCTAAGATAAAAGTATTTCGCAAATCGCCAACAAGCCGATTCTCAATCAGAACAACGTACTCCCATTCACCCGCCCTTTTTGCGGGCATAGGATAGAAGCCAAGAGGGTCAACACTCGCAGCAAATATGGGGCACTCCCCTTCTAAATCCCGCTCCGGGTCATAGCAGACCTGAATCACACCCCATCCATCAACAAGGGCATGCCAGAGGGCATCTCGAATCACCTTGTTCATGCTCGACTTGTGCCAGATTGCGTAAAGCATCTTCTCAATCTTGTCTGCATCTTGCTGATGAATCTCTTTAATCTCAGATGCAGGAACGCTCACAACAGGCGGTCTCGTCAGCATCAAAGATAAGTAACTCTCGATGGTGTTGAACGCGATGGGAAGGATAACCCTCATCTCCCCATCCTCAGGCGGCTTGTATTGACCATCGGGCATAACCCAATACGATTCTTTCGTCATCAAGGCAATCTCGCGCCAGACGAGCATGTTGGTATTTCTCTGATTGTAGAACTCTTCCAGCTTGGTTGCCGCTTCAAAAATAAAGTCTTTTGTAACTTCCATATTTTATCCTATCGGCCATTTTGTAGGCCCAGGGATGAATTCCCTTCGTGACCGCCTTCCACCCCACCCATACTTCGTAACAATAAAATAGGTAATCCCCTTAATCAAATGATTGTACTCGTCCGAAGGTGGAGCGGCTGCATAATCTTTTCCCACACTTCGCCGTGTCCGGGCATACTTCGTCACTTCGTTGTTCAGAAAGTTCTTACAACGAGGATGAACCTTGAACCTTCCAGTGTGGAGGAAGGAACAGAGTAAATCGGCCCCAGCTTCGGGATTTACCCGAACCTGGCGTCGAAGTGGGCAGCCTTCGTTAGCCCAAATATCCCCACTTTCTTTGTTGGCGATGTCAATCGCCCCTCGCATATCCCCCATTCCGACGTTGAACCACCACTCTCTGGTTCGGCACTCGCGGATTACTTCGGGGGTTGGGCCACCCTGCGCGTCGTAAACCTCGTCAAAAAGACAAACTACATCCTGGCCCGTCTTCTCATCGTACTTGATTTGCATTACGGCCACTGCATAAGTTCCGCCAGGGTCTACACCCAAATAAACAGGTAGTCGGCGGTTGAATTCCGTAAAGTCCTTATCCACGTGTTCAGCGAAGCTGAAGTTTCTAATCATCATTCGCCGTCCCACAGAGGGTTTAGCCATGAATCGGGCCTCGAACAACACCGGGTCGTAACTCTCGCGTTGCTGTTCCAACCACTCCGCAGAAACGTAGGGACTTCCAACCGTTGGATGGGTGAAACTTTCAATCCCTCTATCGTTCTCGGTTTGTCCCATCCGGTAGAAGTCAACGAACCATCGTCCAATATCAGTATCCTCAAACGTACCGATAGCAGCCACCCAACCACCCGTAACAGTAAGACGGGGTAAAAGGTTGACTTGGTAGACCTCAAACGGAACCAGACCAGCCTCATCTATGACGATGTAATCCAAAGGCTGAGCATGAAGAGACGCAGGCTCATCCGCAGACTTAACCCAAAGCTGCGCCCCATTCCACAAATACAACACGTGGTCTTTATCCCTGTAGGCGAAGTCTCCCTCACCTAAGGTCGTCCGCTTCGACGCCCGATTGTGGTCGAGTCGAACCAATAACTCCAATACCTGATGTACGATGGGGTCAGCGAGAGCATATCGAGGAACGACAATCCAACCTCGTCTCCCTCGCGCACCATTGATAGTCTTATCCCAAATCGGAACGAGAAGTTGACATAAAATCTCACGAGCAGCCGCAAAAGTCTTACCACTCTGGTTGCCAGCAGCCAGAATCCGGTGAAGAGCCGTGCTACGGTGAAATTCCTCTTGTGCCCCCCAGGGATGATAGTCTACAGCCTCAAAAATCTTGGCCTTCGTCTCAAAGGGTAAATGCGCCCTGCTTACGTAGTCCATCTACCTCTTTTTCCGTCGTGGACGACGCTTTTTCAATACATAAGGGTAAGTAGAGGGACAATTGGGCACTAAGCCTACTCCCCACTCGAAGTGGTATCCAGGCGGGGCTTTCGAGGGAAGAGTCGACTTGTGAAATATAGTAGCTACGTACAAAGCCCCTACACATACTAAAAGTGGTGAAATACATAACAATTCAGACCACGACATGACTACCTCCTTACGTTACGAATTCTAACCATCGGACAAAGAAAAAGATAAAAGTAGCAAGTCCCAGAACACCCACAACTACACCAATCAGAAACCACTTAACCTTTTCTTTCACAGTAGCCGCCCCCGTCAACGTCTATAGTACCGTCATCTCTCCAGGTGATACAAAATTCTCCAATCTCTATCCCATCCACCCAATCCTTACAGTCCGAGCACCAGTCGTCCCACTCGACAGTTATCTGCTCACGATGAGGACATCGCATCAGGAATATCGGCCCCTGGCACCGATTGTCGTCGTCGAATAGTCTGTCCACGAAAACCTCCTTCTCTATGACCACAGGTGGGGAATTGCACCCGCTAGTCTTTCGTAGCTCGATAGCTCGTACTGTTTACGCCTTTTACGCCCTGTGGGATGTAATTCCAATAACGACCAAATTTGGTGGTCTTTCGACCAACTCTTGTAGTCAAATATCGGGGGACAGAATCGAACTGTCGGCCTGGTGGTTATGAGCCGCCCGAGCTACCACTGCTCCACCCCGAAAACAGGGAGCCCAGGATTCAAACCTGGAACCTACGGTTTTGGAGACCGTTGCTCTTTCACTTGAGCCAGCTCCCTAATTTAGAGGTACCTCGTCAATCTTAGTACGCTGCGGCCCTACGAAACCTAAATACAATCTCGAACCCTCCCTTTCGAGAAATACTGTTGCGCCCCATCCGATGTTCTACGCAACTCCCGTCTCTTATTTCCTCTTTCGTCTTACTGTTTTACCCTTGTGTTTCTTTTCGGGCAAATTCTTGGGGACGCCATAAGTCTTGGCCCAACGTCTGGCTATCCTCGGATGGCGAGCGTACATAAAGCGCATCTGAGCTTTACTCTTAAAAGGGGACATCGTTGAAATCCTCGCCCCAATCAGTACTTGCGAACCAAACCAGCTCGTAACCCAAACGCGCTAATATCCACTTCGTCACGACCAGGGTCTTGAATAGAATTCTACTCGATATTTGCTTTAGCATCGTCTTTTTCTCTTGGATATGGAAATCTAGCCAAACGAGAGCATTTACTCATCACCCACGCCAGAGGTATCATCAGAATCCTCAGTACTATCGCCTTCACTCTCTTCGCCATCTCCACTCTCTAGTAGCATAGGCTCCACTATGCGCCAATCCTCGGCTTCTACAATATCCCCACTCGCCAAACCTTGAATTTCTGGTAAGAGCTGCGTAAGCAGCCGCCTCCAGTTCTCTCCGATGTCCCTGGTGACTTCCACTCTCGATGCAAACGTAGGGTCTCTCACAGCCCTCAGAGAAGCCTGCGCAGCATCCAGAGCAACTCTCAAGTTGTTGTCCTGGTCTCTGAGTTCGATGATTCTGGCAAAACTCTTAGCTGCCTGGTCTGCCGCTGCTTTACGGATGACCTCGGTGACTTCTCCTCGAATCACCATATTCCAGGCCGTGACGAAGGTTGGCTGTCTCTTCCAAACCTTCTGTACCGTAAGGGGAGAACACCCAGCCTGTTCACAAGCCCATTTGACATCGGGACATTGCGCATAGTAAAACAGGAACAACCTTTGGGCGGGAGTAAGGACACCAAGCCCTTCGTCCCAATCAACGGGAACTATGGATTTAGTCATCGCTACTTTATTCTCTTTAAGGTAAAATTGATGAACAGCAATTCGTTACTCGCCCACCACAAGTCACGATATAGAACTCCTATCTCGCATCCAGGCCAGACGAAAGCCTGTTGTTCCGCAAATACCCACTCGTATTGCCTCGCCACGACAGCGTTGCCCAGAGCGTGCCACTCTTTTGTGTCGTGCCACATAAGCGTCGTCTCTCTGGTCTCGCTGCTGTGATTCATAGCAGAGAGCTCTATGATTTCCCAATTGCCCTCGGAGACGAAGAAGTGAGCAATCCAGACGCCCGGAGGTGGGCCTTCGAGTAAGTTGTCCTTGGTCGTCCAATAAGTAACTGCAACCAGACCAAGCTCTTCGTTGACCACCACCTTTGCCTCCGCAGGCACACATAGCGGGCCTACATGCTGAAGATATAGGTTTGCTGGACACGGCAAAGATACCGAAGTGTCTGTTGGCCTCACGAACGCTAACAGGATGATACTCGCAAAGATAACCAACACACCAAATATCTTACCAGGCATACGAACGTCTATCATCACCTTCTACCTCCTTTTACGAACATTCTGAATACCCACACCAGGGACAGACCCAACAACCCTCAACACATATCAAGGTCTGTCCGCAATCGGGACACTTCTTTCCATTGCGCCACCTGGTAGCCCAGGTGCCTGAAATCTTAATCACCGAATAACTCCTTAATCAACGATTTGGTCACGGGCCCTACTTCTCTGGCCTTGCCAATCCTCGCTTTCGCTCGGACGACCTTAGGAACTGGAGTGCGGAGTTGTCTTACCCTGCCCTGGTACATCACTTTTCCAATTTGAACCTCTTCGCTAGATGTAGGGAATAGTCTGA